TTTGCAAACTTCTGCTCTACTTTTATTTTTTTTAGTAGAGCTTGTTCTTTTTGCAATTCAATATTGCTTGCTGCTTTTATTGCTTTTGCCATATCTACTTTGCTTTTAAATCTTGTATCTGTTGTCTAGCTAATTCTATATTTAAGTTTCTTTGTGTTTTAACATCTGCATCTATTCTTGCTTTACATTGTTTACACACAATAGTACCATTATCTAATTTAGCCTTCTGACATCCACAAGTAAATCTTTTATTACAGTGAGCACAGTTTGTCATTTTTGTTAGTTTAAATTAAATACTTTGAACTACCATTACCACCACAATTTCCTGTAGGACATGATATTTTATTTAACCTTGTTTTAGCATAATTGTATAACTGCATTCCATGTTCAGCAGATTGACAGTATTCTACGTTAGCTACAGCTGCATCAATTAAAGTTTTTATATAACTCATTTCTGCTAACAAAGCTTGTTTGTCTGAATCTGGTTGACATGCCTGTACTTCTAGTTCACATAATACTTCATAGTAAGTAGTTAGCAATCTAGTTACTCTAAGGTGATTATATTCTACATATACTTTAGAGTTTGGAGATACACTATATCTTATAATGTATATTCCATCTGGAATTTTTTCCTGATGTGTACCACAGTTATCTTTTTGTAGTGCAAGTGTGCATGCAGTTAAGCACATATCAAATTTACCATCTACTTTTATCAGCACAGGAACAGAAAATCCTGGTAAAGTTATAAGTAACTCTTCACAATCTATTGCTAACTCTTTGGAGTATTGACTTGTATCTTTAATACACAAAAGATCACAATTAGATACTGCTGGTATTTCTAAACTTAATATATGTTTGCTTGCCATTTTGTATTACTTTATTACACTATATAGATAATATACAAAAAATTAAAGACAATTTAAAATAAAAAGAGCAGGAGATTTCTCCCCTGCTCTAAATAAATTAATGATAATAAATATTAAATTATTGCATTAGTATCTTCAAATACAATTTTATTTCCATTATCACCAGCCCAAGCTTCTAATGCTTCCATGATTTTTCCAACTTTAGTTTGTGCAGCTGTATCATCACACTTAACATAGATCTTGTAAATGTATTGATCATTATCAAATACTCCAGTTGGGTTATTAAACCTTGGAACTGAATGCATTATATAATATGCTCTATATGTAGCTGATCTATCAACAGCAGCTAAAAGTTGATCAGTCATTTCAATCTCTCTGAATCTTGAACTGTCAGCATTTCCTTGGTTGAAAGGATTTTGACGGTATCTTTCAGATAAGATTAATTCTCTGATTACTTCTTCACCTTTAGTCTGTTGCATTTGACCAGGCTTTCTTGAAGCAACACCACAATCATTACATGGATTACCAGTCTCATCTAATAAAGATGCAATAATCTCTACAGGCTCAGCATTAAAGTGATCTCTTGTATCAAAAGAACAGTTACCAAACTCAGTGTCAACATAAGCTCCTTTGAACATTACACATGCAGAAACTTTAACTGCACCATGAGGATCAGTTGAAGGAACATATGCTCCAGCACCTTCTCCAGCAGCTTGTGCAACTGTATATACTTCAGTAGTTACATTACCAGAAGCATCTGTCATAGTAACAATAACGCTACCTTCAGTTAAACCTGCAGCAGCAAGAGTTATTGTTGCATCAGTAGATGCACCAGAATCAACTATAGTAAGAACATCACCATCTTCATATCCAGCTCCAGCTTGTGAAACTTTATATTTAGTGATAGCACCTGCTCCAGATACACTTTCTACTTCAACTTTAGCATTTTCAAAACCTGAACGGCTTGATGCTGAAATAGCTTGACTTTCTCTGTCAACAGCTGTTGTTGATTTTACTCCAGTTGTGTAACCTGCTCCAGCTGCCAAAGTTTGACCAGCAGCAGGATCACCTAAACCATTAACGCTTCCTTCAGCTACAAATGGTTTGATTAGAGGATCAGCTAAAGCCATTTGAGCCATAACTCCTAAAATTAGAGCTGGGTCAATGTACTCTTGTCCATCAACACAACATACATTTGCTGAGTCAGCAATTGCATATGCATTGTGATTTAAAAATCTTAATGCAGGAGATCCCTTAACATCAAGTCTCATAAATTGTGTTTTACCACAAGGTGCGCAGTCTGAAGCTAAACATAATTTAGCTGTTGCGTGCTCCGCTTTTAAACAGTTTGCTGCCCAAAGTCTTGTAATATATCTTGGGTTCATACCCTTAGATTTTACAGATTCTTTGTAACCACCGTGACCTGGATTGTTTCCAATAGTGTCTTTAGTATAGAATGAACCTTCAACCAAGTAACCTAGTTGACCTGCAGTAACTGCTGGAACAGCACCACCACCGGCAACTGCTACAGTTTCCCAGTCAGCTCCATCTACTAAACCTATTACACCCGCTGCCAGTGCACTTGTTGCCGTGCCTGCTGCTAAATCAGCATCACCTACAACAAACGTCTTACAAAACGCATTATTAAAATAAGCCATAATAAATAAATTTGTGTGAGGACCATTACCCTCACTAGTTAATAAAAAAAGATTTTAACAGTTTACTCTGTTTGTAACTTTGTTGTTACTATAATAATATACAAAATAAATATCTTATATCATATATTAATTATTTCTTTCTGCTGCCGCTGTACCTCTTTGTTGTTGATACTGATTTTCTATATCACCAGCAATTAATGCAGCTGTGTCATCAAGTATAACTTCTACTAAATCATCTTTGAATTCACAGTTTACATTAAAAATACTTTCAACACCAGTATATGGATTAACACATCCTGGTATTTCTATAAGTACAGGTTTTCTATAATAAGTTAATACAGGATTTACAATATTAAAACTTGGATTCCTATATATTCTTATAGTATTATTTAGCATTGTACAAAAAGTTTCACCCCAATCAAAATCAGGATTCTTTAATGGGTCTCTTAAAAGAAGAGGAACATTAGCTTCTTCTGCTAAATATACAGTCATAGATCTTGGCTCAGGACAACACTCATCAGTTGCTTGAGTTGTAACTCTTTTAAACTCTAAGTACTGGTCTTCAGGAAAATTGTTTGTTTCAAAATATGTATCAGTAACAGTACCTGTAAGAGATAACTCTCTTAGTAATGGTTGTAAGTCATCTATTCTTTTCTTAGATAACTCATCACCTTCTTTATACATATTACCTCCATGCAAATTTCTTCTACACCACTCTATCTGTGCTTTATTAAAAGCTTCTATAAATTGCCAACATTCAATATTATCATAGTCTTGACTATCAAGTTTATTTAAACGTTGTTTAATTTTGATTAAGAGTGTACTATTTTCCATTATCTAATATTTTATGAGTTCCAATATGGTTCTACTTTATCCATCAATGATAATAAAGATTCTTCATTTTTTGGATCTTTTAAAAACTCTAAACATTCATGTGGTCTTTTACCTAATCTTACACCACTATCAATTGGCTCAATCCATCCTCCTGCTTTAGTAACAAGAAATCTGTAGTATATACCATCTTTAATTAATGCTCTAATTTTTAATTCCTCCATGTCTAATTTAGAAACATCTAAAAAGTTTTTAGCTGCTCTCTTTTTATTAGACTCAGTACCTTCACCATTTATGTAATTGTCCATGTTTTCAAACAATACATCATTAGGTGTTGTTTTATTATATTGTACACTATCAGCATCACAAACTTTTGCAACATATAAAAGCTTAGTAGGATTAGAGTCATAAAGATCAGTTAATGCTGATATAGCTCTATTCTTAACTTTAGTTAGCTCAGTTCTTGTTGTTAATGTTTCTTTAACTGTATCTAAATAAAATTTATGACCAGATTTTGATTTTCTAGCTTCTGCTAATGATTTAGCAACAATAGAAAATCCTCCTGCTTTTATAGCATATAATTTAATTCTATCATATGGATCTACTTCTGCATCTAAAAATACTGGATCATTACCACATCTAATTTCAATTCTATCCCAAAACTTAGAGTTGTCAGGCTTCATAACAGTTAGTTTATTCCAAAAGTCTTTATCTTTAGGATCAACTACATTAGCAGCTAACTCAGCTTCTAATTCAGAAACTACCTTTCTGATTTCTGCAATCTTAGCCTTCTTCTCTCCTGGAGGTAACATTTTTACTTCAGGAGCAAATTCATTTAGTCCTGTAACATATCTCTTAACTCCATTTATCTCTAGACAAGCTAAACTTTCTTGATGCCATACGCCATCATGCATAGCAAGTCCGTATTTTTCTAACCCCATATTCTCCTTGTTTGGATTAAAATAAGGTCTAATAGCAATTGTGCTACTCTTTTTTGTATGTTGATACTTCTCAACAATAGTGTAATCTTCCATTTTTTGGTTTTTTAAAAATTAATAATTGTTACTCACGTCAAAAGTGCATGTTTTGCACATTTTATTATTACTAATATTTCTAAAGCAAGGTTTTATCCTTGCTAAAGTTTTTGACTGTTAGTCAATAACAACTTTTAAAAGTCCTGCAGTATGATATATATCTCCTTTTTTTAGTCCTGCTGCTTTAGCAGCTGCATTATCTAAATAAGAATCTGAGTCAGCTACATCACGGATCCAGCTAATTACTTCATTTACATGTAGTAATCTTGCATTACCTGTTTCTGCTCTTGATACACCTTCAAATGCTGGGCTTTCAAATTGTTGCTTCAACTTGGTTAATTGTTTTGGTGCTCCCATGATTAGTATATTTTAAAAGGTTAAAAATAAAAAAGGGAGGAGGTTTGACCCGCCTCCCCTTTTAATTACAATTCTTAGAATGATCCTCCAGTAACTGGGTTTCTCATTACTATTTTAAGAACTTTAGTCGGATCTTTAACCCATACAGCTGGCATGGTTTGAGTCATATATACTCTATACCCATTGAATTGACCTGTAGAAGCAAATCCTTGAGTTCTTCCCATGTAGTCCATAGTACCATTTTGGTAGAACCACTTAAGTTGATTATCCCAAGAAAGTTTTAACAAGTGAATGTTATCATTTCCTTCATCAGTAACATCAAAGATAATAAAGCTAAATGAACTTAATGGTCTTCCATCAATTAATGGATTCTCAATGTCATTAGTATTTAAATTATCAAATGCCGGGTTCAATACAAACTTAACATTAGCTAAGAATGGAATAGTAAAGCTTGTGTAAGCAAAACCATAATCTAAGTCCATTCCTTGTCCTGTTACTGCTCCAATTTGTGAAGCATTTTGTACTAGACCTGAACCATACACTTCATCAGCAATAGCTTTGTTGATTAATTGCATACCACCAATACCTGTTTGTACAACAAGTGATCTTTGTGGATCTGGTCCTTTGAATTCAACTTTACCTTGATAGAAGTTGTAAAGTTCAGATTTAAACATATCAAGTGTAAATGATGACTTGTTGTAAACTCTCTTAAATGAGTTATCTAACTGTGACCATAAACCTACAGATAATCTAATGTCATCTGGACCGTCTTGCTTAATTCTACCACCTTTACCCCACATTAGGTAAGTTTCAATATCCGTTGCAATCTTAGATAAGTGAGCTGCTTCCATATTTGTAATGAAAGTTCTTGTAAGAGTTCCATTCTCAAATGCTTCTCTTGCACCCGCTTTACCCATGTTTGCTACTAATCCTTCAATACTAGGTACAGATGGATTATTTGGATCTGTGTTGTAGTTTCTCCATATTTCAGTAACAGGTACAGTACCATCAGCGTTTAATCCGCCTTTGATCATTAAATCTGCTCTTGAAGAAATTGAATAGTGTACATGAGCTTCTGCTCCTCCTACATAGTTGTAGAACTCACGGAAACCTGAACCTGTTTCAATATCAGAGAATCTTTCTCCGTACTCACCTCTTGCAGAACCTTTTCTGAAGAACTTAGTACCTTTAGCTAAGTATTTGTTATCTAATACCGCTGAGTTGTTGTTGTTAACTAATTGGACTGTGTAGACATATCCATCACCTGCTGGGATAATATCATCAGCTGTAATGTACAATTCTAATCCATTATACTTATCATAAGTAATAATGTCACCATGTCCAAAAGTCCTTTTGTTGATCTTGATCTTAAATAGTGTTCCATCTACACCTTTGCTAGTATTAGCAGGCTCAATGTCAGCCACAATATAAGGAAGATCCTGTGCAACAGGAGTTTGCCACTTGTACTCACCTCTAGCGTTATCCACTAATATTGTGTTCTTTCCACCAAAAGAAGCCATTTGATATAAAGGCATTTCTACCTTCTGGGTCATAGCCCATAAATCAATTGGTCCCATATCCATAGGCTCAGGGTTACCAAGCATCTGGGTAAGGTGATAAGAATCAATATGTGAACTTGCTTTATAGCTTGTATCACGTAGGAAAATCCCATTATTTAAAACTGGAGTTGCCATAATTTGATTGTTTTTGATTAATAATTAATTTTCAGTTTATACATTTAATTTACCTAATTAAATTCTTTTAAATATGTTTGCCGGTCTAGTAATCTTTCTTTTTGAACTTCTCTTGCTTTCTTCTTCTGCTTGTGCAACACCTAATGATGCTCCACCTACATTTGCTTGTTCACTCTTCAGTTTTCTAACCGTTTTCTCTACACTTTTCTGAGCACCTTTATCCATGATCTTAGCTTTATATCCTTCAGGATCTTGCAATAACCATAAAGCCTCAGATATTAATGCGTAGTTTGGCTCAACAAATTGATACTTTTCTAGTAAGTGTCCTAATAAATTAGTGTTGGTTCCACTTACTGAAGGATAGTTAGGCTGAACTAAACCATTATATAACATGGCTTGAGTCTTTCTATCAACTTTGATATCACCTAATTTACCTTCTTTTAATGTTTCATAAACATTTTTCATATACTGTTGTGATGCATTTTGTTGTTGTTTCTTTTTAAGCTCTTGCTCTTTTAGTTTTTGTGCAACAACTTTTTCTTGCATCTTATCTAACTTTGGTTTAAACTTATTAGCTTGTGTTTCTAATTTACCTAAGTCTTTCCAAATTTCTATTTCTTCTTGAATATCTTCTGCTGTACCATATCCGGTTGCACTTAAATATTCAGTGATAATTCTTTCTTGTCCAGCTACAGATTTAACATCAATGCTTTTTGTTTCTTCAACTTGACCTAGAGTTGTAAATAAACTCTTTAAATCTTTACCACCATCAGCTACATATTTAGCAGCTATTTGTAATTCTTGTGGTAAGCTCTGAAAAAATTGTTTAGGAGTTTCACTTCTTACTTGTCTTGCTTTTTCTTCTAAGTTAGCTTCAATAAGCTCCTCCCAGTCTTTTGCAGTGTATTCTACCAATGGTTTATCATCATCAAAAGGAACAATCTTATCATCTTTAATCAACTTAGTAAATACGTCTGAGATACCGCTTATTGCTTTTCTACCTCTTTTTTCTTTAGTCTTAGTTTCTGCTACTTCTTCTTCTTCAACTTCATTACTAGGATCTAAAGCTTCAAAAATCTCATCTACTTTTTCTTTAGGTTCTTCTGTTACTTCTTCCTTTTTTTCTTCAACCTCTGCTTTAACTTCTTCAGTTGCTGGTTCTTCTTTACTCTCTTCAACTTTTGCATTTAAATCATCCTTATCATCTTTATCAGGATCTGCAAAAGACATATCAGCTGAGGCTTTACCTAAGCCAGAGAATATGTTTTTTGGTTTTGTAGTAGTATCTTGGATCATATCAGCTCCACTTGGTGCAGCATTAAAGATCTCATCTAAATTTACTTCTACTTGTTCTACGTTACTATTCACAGTTTGTGTTTCAGTTGCCATAATTATGTTGGTTTTAATAATTAATACTTGTTACAATAATAATATACAGAAACTTTTCTATATTATCATTACAATAAACTTAATAAATTTTCTAAAAATTGAAAATATTTTGCAGTATATAGCTAACGCTTACTTATCTTCTTTTGTTTTTGGAGAATCATATTTATTTTTGTTTTCTCTTGCAATTTGAAGTTTTGTGTCAGCTATTTGTTTTGAAGCAGCTATTTTCTCTCTTTCTACACTAAGTCTACTATTTTCCATTGCAGATTTACTAGCGTTTTCTTCACGCTTCATATTCATCTGTTCTCTGTACTGAGTAGTCTCTCTAATATCTTTCATTGCATCCATATAATCAGACTGTTCATTCTTGTTTATATCAACCATTGAACCATATCCTGCTGATCTAATTTCTGCTAGAAGAACATCATTTTGTCTATCTTTCTCATTCTCAGACATTTCAACTTGTAGTTTCTGTTGTTCTTCTTGAGCCTTAGCTTGTAACTGTTGTTCTTGTAATTGACGCTGTTGTTCCATATCTTGCTGTCTTTGTTTCTGCAATCTAGTTTCTGAATCTTTAAGTATATCAGAAACTTCTGCAATAGAATCAGCTTTTACAATGTTACCTAGCTCATAAATACTTGCTCCTGTTGTATTATTTGTAAGAGCCATTTGTTTAAGACTTTCTAAAATAGCTCTATGATTAGTTTTAGTTGTTGCAAATACATTAAAATCTCTCATTAATAGATCTGTTCCATTAATTTGGAAATTAACTTTTTCTGCTTCTGTAGATATATATTGCAACCTTAGACTTGGATTTGAACTGTAATAGAACTGTGCTAAGTCAGTTCTCATTTGATGCACTCTTGGCATAAGATGATCTGAATGCTGTACAAAATACATTTCTGTTTGTGCATATGATTGCTGCATTGCTTGTACAACACCTGTTGCTGTTTGCGCAGATACAGCCCCACCTAAACGTTGAGGATTAATACCAATAGCATCAAAACACTGTTGTTTAAAATAATTTGCAAGTTGAATCCTAGACATTAATCTATTAGTCTGCTCCATATTTAGAGTTTGATAATGATTAAAGTTAGTTGCATTCTCAGTATTTGTAATTGATGTATCAAGAGGTAACATTTGAAAATCTTTCATTGCTACCCATGCTTTTGCATAATTATTCTTACCCCAGTCTTCACCCATTGAATGACGTGGTAATGCATTTTGATCAAACATAATTACTGTACCTAATTCATCTATTAGAATATCAGCAATCTGGTTATTAACCATATTGTATCCAACTTGATATGCTTTCATTAAATCAACTAAAGAAGTTGATCTAGTATTTCTATCAGAAAAAACTCTACCTTCAACCGGTAACTTACAACCATATAAACTATTATCACCTTTAAATTGGAAAGGCAATCTTCCTGGCTTCTTTCTATTTATACCTAAGTATATTGGGTTTATGTTATCACCCATAGTAGTTTGCCACATAGCCGGTAGATTAGGTCCTATTTTAACTCCACCCCATACTTCATTTATCCATATCCAATCTATATGTTCTCCTTCTAAAAGATTCTCTTTAGTTTTATGTTTAAATATTGAAGTATCATATACTGCTTTTTTAGTAATTCTAAATGTTTCATCTACAATCTCTTGC